ATGAGAGCGTATGTATTAAATAGTGACATTCAAAATAATGAACAAAGAAACGCTTACCTTCAGCGTAATGCAAGGATAGGATAATATGAATACATTACCATTATACAAGCTGACCATCAAAGAAGATGAGGAAGCTATACAGGAAGTAAACGCGGTGGCATTGGTTGATGTGCCGGCCATCGGTCAGCCATTCTTTGCTTTTAATAAGCAGTTATTCGTAGAGCCGGGGCCGACTGAATCAAAAGACGAATTTATCCCGCGTTGTGTGGAATATGTTATTAATGAAGGTAAAGATAATGAGCAGGCCGTAGCGATATGCAATTCGATGTGGGATAATAGGAGTATGAATAGTCAGGACTTTCAGGATTCTTATGATGACTATCCTAAAGCTGCATCTGAAAACGCAAAGATTGCTTTGAGGTGGGCCGATGAAAACGGATGGGGTAGTTGCGGCACTCCAGTCGGTAAGGCAAGGGCAAACCAACTAGCGAACGGTGAGCCTATCAGCAGGGACACAATCGCACGCATGGCAGCTTTTGAGCGGCACCGGCAAAATAGCCAAAAGGAATTAGGCGATGGATGTGGCCGGCTTATGTGGTTAGCGTGGGGAGGTGACGAAGGTATTGAATGGGCACAAAGGAAGTTAGAGCAAATAGACCGTGAGCAAAAGATGAAATTTAGTGTGGTAAATGAAGAGGAGCGTATTGTTGTCGGACCGGCCATGATTCCAGATCTTCCAATTTACCGATTAGATGAAACAGGGGAGTATTATGTTTTCTTTGATAAAAAGACTATTGAAACAATTGCTCTTAAATTCTATGCTAAAGGCTTTCAGCAAAATGCGAATGAGATGCACGCTAAGGCGGTTGAGGGTATTACGTTTTTTCAATCGTGGATAGCAGACGAAAGCAAAGGCATACCGAAGATGAAGCAATTTGAAAACCTGCCTGATGGGACTTGGTTTTTGGGCGCAAAGGTTGAGAATGATGAAACGTGGTCAAAAGTAAAAGATGGAACGTTTAAAGGGTTTAGCGTGGAGGGAATGTTTGACATGACGGAAATAAAGATGCGCAAAAGCGCAGATGAAATAATTGCCAAGCTCCGAGAGATGCTGGCGCACATTTAGGTAGTTTGGTTTTTCATGGTTTGGTTTAAGTGGACACCCCCGGCTGTTTTTACGGCTGGGGTTTGTTTTTTGTATTTATAGACATGAGTACGAATCTGCAGGCAATACCATTAGGACTTATTGCAATACAGCCATATTTAGATTTTGAAACGATTGATGGATCTTTTGTAATGGATGAAGGATCTACAATAAGTATTTTACAAAATGATGCATTTGTAAATCCTCCTTCTGTATTTTTAGATGGTATTTTATTGACATATATTGTATCAACGAATAGAAGATATGTTGAATTTGATGCTACTTTAAGAAGAATAATAATAAGAAATGGCATAGTTCAACTTGGCGAATACGTGCAGATATTTTTATAAACCAAACAAACAAACATGAAGATCCTTGTACTTACACAAAAGTTCAGCGGGTGTGGTTATCATAGATTGATGCTACCCATTTCATTCATGCCTAAACAATATGGCCGGATTACCGATACGATTACAGAGGATGAGTTAGCCGAAAACAAATACGATATTGTCTTTGTCAATAGGATATGGGAGAATGATGACCTGATTGAATTGCGTAAAAAGTACGGATTTAAGTTAGTGGTCGATGTCGATGATTATTGGATACTTAACCATGACCATTTGATGTTTGATTCGTTTAATGCTACGGGGTTTGCATCAAAGCTGATAAGGCACATGAGAGAAGCGGATTTAGTTACCTGTACTCATTATAGATTAGCAGAAGCTGTGGCGGTACATAATCCTAATGTTTTGGTAGTACCTAATTCGATACCTTATGGTCAAGGGCAGTTTAATGGTGAGCGTGTGGCTACGGATGCCATAAAGATATTCTGGGCGGGTGGCATTACGCATGATCAGGATTTAAAGATACTGGAAGCGCCTATGAAAAGAGTCGAAGGTAATGTACAGATGGTTTTAGGTGGCTATGCCGATTCAAATGAAACGGAAAGGTATTATTGGGGGCGCATGGCTAACTACTTCACAGCGGATAAGCGGTTACCATATACTTTGCTGCGTGGCAAAGAGGTCTTTGAATATTATGAGCTTTTTAAATATGCCGATATTATGCTTATCCCTTTGGTTAAGAACAACTTTAATAAGTACAAGTCTAATATCAAAATATTAGAGGCGGCCGGTAAGGCGCTGCCGGTGGTGGTCAGCGCGGTGCATCCATATTTAGACTTCCCAGAGGATGTGGTTAATTATGTGCATGATAGGTCGGATTGGCTGAAGCATATTAATAGACTTGTAAATGATAAGGGTTTACGGGATGAGCAGGGCGCAAAACTGCATGAATATTGTCATAAATATTACAATTTCAAAGAGATAAATGAAAAGCGCCGTAATGCTTTTCAGGCATTGATTACAAAGTAAAATGGGGAAAAATTTTAAACATAAGTATATATGATTATGAAAAGTCCGATCGAATTATTACAAGAAGTTAAAAAGCTGGTGTTTCAGGAAGAAACAATTGCAGCTCCATCATATTCTTTGGAAGATGGCACTAAAATCATGATCGATAAGTTAGAGGTTGGCGGTATCGTTACATTGGAAGATGGTACACCTGCTCCGGCTGGTGAGCATACTTTGGCCGATGGAACTAAAGTAGTTTTAGCTGAAGGTGGTGTTATCGCTGAAATCATGCCCAAAGCAGTAGAAGAGGAAAAAGTAGAGATCGAGATTGAAGGTGCTGAAGATTTAAAGAAAAAAGAAGAGGAAGAGATGAAAAAGAAGATAGCTGAAATGGAGGGTAAATTTTCTGCTTATGAATCTAACTTTTCAGCTCTTAAAACTGATTATGATGGATTGAAAGCTGCATTTGCTAAACAAAGCGAAGCCATGCAGGGACTGATTAATCTGGTAGATACTTTGGTAAATGTGCCTTCACAAGCTCCAGCCGAAGTACCTAACAACTTTACAAAACATTCAGCTTCTACAAAGGAAGATAAAATTCGTTCGTATTCTCAATTCGTTTCACAATTTAAAAAATAAAATCAGATGGCATTTTTAGTAACTGGCCTCACGGCTTACACAGAACAAAACGAGCAGCAGCTCGTAACTGCTTCGCTGTTTGAGGCTCGTACTCAACAGCTCATCCTTTCCGAAGGTAATGTTATGACAGGGGTTAAATCCTCTCAGACCGTTAACCGTATGGATACCGATGTATTTTTCCAAGACGATAGCTCTTGCGGATTTGCCGCATCAGGTACAACTGAATTTACTCAGCGTACTTTGACTGTCGGTAAAGTTAAAACACAAGAGATTCTTTGTCCTAAAGATTTGGAAGCTTACTATCTTCAGAAAGCTCTCCCTGCCGGATCTAACTACGATAGCATGATTTTCGCTCAAGAATATACTGCCCGCAAAGCTGGTAAGATTGCTGAAGCGTTAGAGGTTGCCATCTGGACTGCAACAGGTAGCGGATATGGCGGTACTAACGGACTTTTAAATAAGTTCAAAGGTATCAAACAACTGGTATCTGATGCCGGTGGTAGCGTTGTAAATGCTAACGTAACTGGTTTTTATGGTGCCGGTGCTCCTATCACAGGTATCGATTCAACTACAAAGGCAAAAGGTGCAATCCTTGCGGTTATCAAAGCTCTGCCTGCACGTATCAAAGGCAAAACTGATGTTCGCATCTTCTGCGGATGGGATGTTTACGATCTGCTGATTCAGGCGTATGTTGATGCTAATTTATATCACTACAATCCCGGAAGTGTAAACACTCCTCCTGCCGCTGAATTCAAAGTTCCAGGTACTAACTACAGCGTAATCCCTGTACATGGTTTGACTGACACTAACGATGTATATGCTTTCAGAATGTCAAATATCTTCTTAGGTGTTGACCTTCAAGGGGAAGAAGATAACTTTGAAATGTGGTATTCTCAGGATGACAGAAACGTTAAGTTTAGCGCATCATTCAAAATAGGGATTCAGTTTGCCTTCCCTGATGAGATTGTCAAGTTCGAAGCGTAATTAATTAATAACATAGGGCGGTCAATAGCCGCCCTTTTTTAAAACATAATATCATGCCCTGCGCATTAACACAAAATTATAGTTTAGTTTGTAAAGATTCAGCCGGTGGTATAACCGAAGTCTACTTTATTGAGTTAGCCAATGTAAGCGGAATTGTTTCTGCATCCGGTGTTGTTACCGGACTTACTAAGGCAAGCGGAAAGCATTTCTGGAAGTATGAATTGCCAAAAGAGACCGGATCTTTCACTCACAATCCAACAGTATCAACTGAGAATGGCACTTTGTTTTTTGAACAAAATCTTACCATCGTAGTTAACAAGCTTTCAGCATCCATCAATACTGAACTGAAATTATTGGCTCAAAACATTCTGGTTGCAGTTGTTAAGGATAACAATAACAAGTATTGGATGCTTGGTAAAGAAAGAGGACTGGATATGTCAGGAAGTACAAGCGGAAGCGGAACTGCATTTGGAGATCGTTCAGGTTATAGCTTAGTGTTTGTAGGCAAAGAGCCTGACCAACTTTACGAAGTGAATAGCACTGTGGCCAATGCTTTACAGACTGCCGGTTAAGAATAGATGATTAATGGTTAAGCGCCTGCCTTAAATAGGCGGGCGTTTTTGTTTAAAGGTATTTATAAAAGAATGATAAAGTTCACAAAAGGAAATACTGATACGATTTATTTAACGCTAAAAGAAAAGCAGACTATTTTAGATGCTAATTATCTTTGCGTTTTTCAATCGCGGTCTACTAACGAAAAGGTAAAGTTTGTGCTTGTGAATTCCGCAGACCAAAGCCTTTACAAAGATAGGTATAATGAGTTTGATGTAGTAGTCAATACATACTTTGCAACAAAGGAAGAGGGATGGTTTACTTATACGATATATGAGCAGGCAAGCCCTTCTAATTTGAATGAGGCAAACGCTGGTGCTATCATTGAAACGGGTTTAATGTTTTTATCCGATGGTCAGGATGTAACGACAACGAAATACGATAATCCAACAACATTTAAAGTATATGATGCGACATAGTGTTTCTTTTATAAAGTTTGCCGATGTGAAAGTTCCCGTAATGAAGGAGCTACCTAATAAGGGATGGGTGTTATTTGGGGAGGATAATAAGTTCCCGAATATGCTTTTGACGATGTTCAATAAAAGCAGCAAACATAATGGCATTGTGTTGGGTAAGGTTAATTACATAACCGGCAAAGGTTTTGATCATATAGTACAGGCAAACCCTTATGAAAACTGCAATGAAATACTTAAAAAAGTATGTTTGGATATTGAAGTGTTTGGCGGGTGTTATTTAGAGATTCAATACAATGCGGCGGGCACGATCGGAGCATTTTATCATGTGCCTTATCATAAAGTAAGATCGAGCAAAGACAATACGCAGTTTTATGTAAAGGATTGGGATAGCTACAAAAAAAATGACGAGCCGAAGGTGTTCGCAGCTTATAATCCTAAATTGGATGTTCAGTTACTACGCAATCAGACTCAGATACTTTATTATAAAGAATATAGACCGGGCGTAGAGACTTATTCTTATCCGGGTTATATGGGTGCGCTTAATGCCATTCAGACCGATATAGAGATCAGTAAGTACCATTTAAGTACAATAACGAATGGTATGTTTGCTTCAAAGATGATTAGTTTCTTTGAGGGTATCCCTACGGAAGAGGAGAAGCGCGAGATTGAGAAGGGTTTCAAAAGTAAGTTTACGGGGAGTGAGAATGCTGGTAATATTGTTTTGAACTTTGGTAAAGATCCTGCAAAGCGGCCACAGTTAGACGACCTTAGCAGTACGGAATTAGATAAGCATTTTGATATACTATCTAAAAGCGTTCAGCAAGAGATATTCTGCGGTCATCAGGTAGTTAGTCCGATGTTGTTTGGTATTCGCGTAGAAGGGCAATTAGGTGGCCGTAGTGAGATTCGTGATGCTTATGAGATCATGAAGTCAACTTATGTAAATGACAAGCAGCAGGCGCTTGAATTGCTATTTAAAGAGATCACAGGTCAGGAGCATAAGATAATACCCGTTGAGCCGATTGGTGTGGAATTTAGCGAGCAAACATTACTGCAGATCGCTCCTAAAAAATGGCTATTGGAAAAGATCGGAATTGATGCGAGCTTATATCCTGAGATTGCACAGCCGGAAGGGGTTGCACCACAATCGCAGCCGATGACCGTTAATGAGAATTTAAAGAACTTGAGCGGCCGCCAATGGCAGAGCTTAACACGTATCATCAGGAAGTTTGAGAAGGGGGAGATCAGTCAGGAGCAAGCTAAATTGTTATTAAAGAGCAGTTTGGGATTGAATGATGACGAAGTGAATACAATGCTTGCAATAGATAATGGCATGGAGTTCAGCAGTCATGAGAAGGATGAATTATTGCTTGCTGAATTTTCAAAATGTGGTGAGCCTAAGAATGACTATCTGATTGTAAAAAAAAATAAATTTTTGTTCATAGAGAATGAATTTAAATTTTTAAGTCAGGTTGAATTGGATATAATGGATTTGATACGTAAAGATAAGCGCATCACTCCATCGGTTATTAGTGATGTTTTGGGATTAGAATTACCTTCCGTTAATCAAATATTGAGTAATCTCGAAAGGATTGGCAAAATCAAAAGTAAGGTGAAAGCTGTTGGCCCTGATCAGGTAGTTGAAAGGGTACTGACGGAATCCATTGCAAGCCAAATTATTAAAGACCAAAAAGAGAAGATTGCTGAAGTCAAAGAAGTGGCACCGGGAACAAGTCCCGAAATACCAAAGCTTGAGCCGGAGACTTTAAACTTTAAGATTCTATATTCTTATGAAGGTCCGCAGGATAACAGAAACAGGCCATTTTGCGCACGTCTTATGCAGATGGATAAGTTATGGTCACGTGCTGAGATTGAAAGCATGAGCCGGAGATTAGGTTATAGCGTATT